CTTCAGATAAAATTTCTATAATTTCTTCGCGAATAAACTCTTTTAAATCAGCTTTTTTCATTGCAATAGTTTTATTATAAATATGTTAAAAATCGATATTATTTATAATTTCAGCAATTCGTTCTTCAGTTGAACCTTTAATTTTAACTAAATTTTTAATTCTATGACTATATCTATTTAAAAGTAATTGAATAGTTTCATCAATCGTTTTTCTATAAGCAGCATCCGTTTCTCTAACACCATTATCTTCAATTTCTACCCCTTCAGGAGAAACATAAAAAATATAATCGTATTCATAAAGCATATTAGCTGCAAAATCACAAAAATCTTGTGCCTCAAGATAATTCATAGATTTAGAACATTTTGCAAATGCCATTACATCAATAATAGTACGATCTGTAATAATATTTTCTTGCATTAATTCGCTAGCACGCTCAGCTAAAAATACTGATTGGCCCTTTACTGTTGAATCAGTATTCAATGGGATACCCATTTCCATCAAATATTTAGAACGTTCTGTTCTAAAATTATAACCCTTAAAATAATCTAGCTCTTGAAGAGCGTTGACGAGTGTAGTTTTACCTACACTCATCGTTCCGCATAATCCTATTTTTGCCATTCTCTATAAATTCTATAACTATCACTATCAAAATGTTCAGTACTTACCTCAAATATAATACCATCAGTTAATGCTTTTAATTGATGGGGCTGACCTGGGTATTGTCTTACACTGTCACCTTCTTTAAGTTCAACTTCAGTTACCTTACCTGTTTCAGTATCAATCCAGCGATATAAAAATTCACCTTCTTGAACGTACCAAGTTTCATCTTTTTCTAAGTGGTAGTGCATGCTAAAATTACAACCTTTTTTAAACACTAATAATTTACCACAATAAAGTTCGTTGTTTTCAAAAATGATTTCATGCCCCCAACCTTTAGGAACATTGCATTCTTTACATTCTTTAGCGTTAATTACAATCGGTTTTTCCATATTAGTTTCTATAGTCAGTTAATAGGTTTTTCATTGAAGGATTCTTGTACCAAGGTAAACCTTCACGTTGTTGCATCAACTCATTATAACTTTCTTCATTGTAAGGAATACCATGTAAATAGTATGATTTAGTAAATTCAGAATCTCTATTTATTGGTTGGATTGCTGGTCCATCCCATCTATGCATTTTCCAATGGTCTTCACCTTGCATTCTAATCAAATAAATTTTGGCTCCTTTTGATTTAATTGTTTTGTATTCGTATAACTTTTCCATATAACTTATTTTAAAATATATCTCCTGTACCTTGATTATAAAGATACAATTCTTTTTCTAATTCTCCAAGAATAGTTTCAGTAACATAAATTCCTTGAGCACCTGAAACTGTAATACCCCTTGCGCTTAGTGCATCACCTACAAAATGAACATTATCATAATCAATTAATGATAGATCACTATAGTTTACTAGTGGTTCTGGGGATAGATACTTAACTTCAGGAACGTAAACACCCCAATCATCTCCTAATGTTGGGAATACTTTTTTCATATCCTCAATAAAATCTTCAATGTACTGATAGTAACCTTGGAATGCCTCTTTAACTTGATCTAATGAACTAATAGGCATAGCATCAATTTTATTACCTTCACTTGTAGTACCTACTTTACGAGATGGACTATAATATAAACCTGAGTGGATTTTTGGGGCCATGCGTCCCTTTAGAGCTTGACCTTGAATCCATGTTTTATTTACTTTTTCTACTAATTCTCTAGACCATTTAAATGGTTCTTCAATACCTCTAATTTCCATTAGAATACCAAAATTGGTCATATCGTTTCTATGTTCTTCTCCTTTTTTAGCGTGTCCGTTGTAGCTAACATCTCCATACGTTTGTTCAACGGCAACATAAGCTGCGTTGTTGTTTGTACAGAATGAACGTAGCGATACTCCTTCTTCTTCGAATTTACGATATAGCTTAAAATCATAACTAATATCAATTAGTTTCTGGAAGTGTTTTTGTGGTGCCTCAAATCGAACACCAATTTGTACTGGTTTTGGTTCAGTAGGTAATGTGTATTCGTCTGCTAATTGTTTACCAAAGTCAATACCTGATTTACCAACTGCAAACATTAGGCGATCATATTTTATTGTTTCTTTTGGGGTGTTCCAATCACAATATAATTCACAATTTTCAAAATCAATGTTGGTTACTTTAGTTTCCCAAACAAATTTAACACCTTTATCAACTAAATAATCGTACCAATTTTTACCAATTTCATGTAGATAATCTGTACCAACGTGCCATACAGGGAACAAACGTAAACCGAAATATGGTTTAATAAAATCTGGTTCCGCTACTGGATTTGAACATTGTACTTCCTCTGGTTTAGGGTGGAAACGTTTAAAGTTGTTGATTACCTCATCAAACAATTCCATTGCCTTTTCCTCTCCACAATACTTAGACATATGACCTCCAATTGCGGTGTGGTAAGTTAATTTACCATCGCTCCAACCACCAGCACCAAGGAAGCCTGTCATTACTTCTTCAGGCTTTCTTTTGTATGGGTCTTGTCCCATATCAATAATGGTGATATTTTCGCCAGGATAACCATTGTCTACGAGTTTGGTTGCAGCATTAACACCTGCTACACCTGCGCCTACAATTACTAGTTTTTCTGCCATTTATTTTTATTTTTAACTTATTAAATATACGAAAAAAAAGTGACGTCTCCAAATTTGGTGACGCCACAGCTGTCTGTTTTGTTTTTTATTAAGTCGACTGGCTATGAATCAGTCTAAATGTATTTTTATCTTCAATTTTCCCTCACCTTTCCAGATTCGGTGCCATTGATGACGTAATATAAATATATGATCATTAGGTTCCAAATCTAGGGGTAAATCTTCGTCATATTGGAATTTCCATCCTTTACCACATTCTAAAATATCAATTTGGCGGTCTTCATCATCCCTATGCCACATTAACTCAATTGGGTCAATATTTTGAGAGAATTCTCTAATGATATACTCGTCTGTGGTCTCTAGATCCACGTAAGGACGATCACCAGAATCCTGAGAAGCTTGATTTAAGTCCGAGTAATTTTGCATAACGTGGTAATCTACAGCTCCAATATGAAGCTTTAGTTCTATCTTTTTTAGTTGAACACTTGTGTCTTTTAGCAAATGCTTGACGTGCTTTTGGATCGTTAATTTTTGCTCTTAGACCACCTGAGCCAAAACGTACTGTTTTTACTTTTTTAGTTTTTGGGTCGCGAACATACACTTTATAAGCTTTACCGCCTGAAGAAGAGCGCATTGGTTTTCCTATAGGGCGATTATCTTTTTTCTTTTTCTTAGCTGCTTCTTTTACATTTTTAGGGGATGCTAATTTACCATAAATGTCTTGGTCAGTTGAAATATCTAAAGTTCCTTTACCAGTAAGAGCAGAAGCTACGTAATCCATACTAGTATCAAGTTGTTTAAGAAGACCATGTAAAGATTCTATATCTTTTTCTCTGTCTTCTCCACCTTGATCCATGTTTTGAAGTGTAGATAAAATTTGAGAAAGTAGTTTAGTTTCTTCAGATTCAAAAAGTTTAGTCTCTTCTTCTGTTAATTCGATAGGAAAATCTAATGGTACTTTTTTACCCTCAAACATACCGAAATGGCCCAAATCTGTTTCAGTTAAAACAGCTAAATCGTCTTCATTTTGAATCTCTAAAATCCCACGAGAATATAATGATCTTGCTTCAGCCCATAAATTAAAATAGTTATCTGAACCAGCACGATATAAATGCTCAGTTAAAGGTTTATTATTATCCATATGATATTTTAAACCTTCAGATAATATTTCTTTAGGTACTAAACTTTCGTTTAACATCATAGTTTTATCACAAGTATTACATCCGCAATCACACATTATTCAAATAGTTTACTAAAGTTAACATTAATAGAACTTTGTTTTACGTTAAAATCACTTAACAAAGCATCTGAATCTTTAATTTTATCTAAATCAATAGCAAAAAATTTAATATCTCCATTTTTTAAGACATTAGCCAAATACCCCCCATTTCCTGGTTTTCTACTTAATTTAGAACTAACAAGTTTATGGGCCATTGCTTTAGCCGCTTCTTCTGCTGTGTCAGGGTTACCTAGCTCTTTATTAATAAAATCTATATTATCTTTAATTGTTTTAAAAATGGGATATTTTCCTGTTAAAGATTCTAAATCAACTTTTTGTTCTAATTCAACCATGGTTTCAAAAACTTTAGGCAAAGCATTACCTAAAAAATTTGTTGGGTTTACTGCAGGGCCTACTTCTTTACCTAAAGCTTTATTTAAAGCATCTAACCCAAAAATAACACCTAAAAGTGCTAAATTTTCTCTATCAGCACCAAATCGTCCTAAACCAATTTTACCTGTGTGTTTTGAATATGCTTTAACTTCAACACCTACACCATTAAAGAATAAAAAGTTGATTTAGAATCCTTAGCAGGAAAATATC